GTAACTTTGAAAAGGAGATGTAAATGGAAGTAAAACCAGTAAAAGTGCAGGGCACAATCATGTGGGCATTCCTGGATACACCCAACAATCTATCCGGGGATTACCAGGTAGACATCTGTAACCTGAGCCGAGCTGCTGTAGATGTGCTCCAGGGTATGGGTATCAATGTACGCAGCAAGGAGGACCAGCCTGAAAAGGGCCAGTTCATTACTGCTAAGTCTAAGAATTATCCTATCAAGACTGTTGATACAGAAGGTAATGCTATCACAGCTAAGGTAGGCAACGGCAGCAAAGGGGTTGCGCTGATTAAGGCGCACAGCTATCCTGCTGGTAAGGGATACAAAGCTGGTGTAACAGCTTGTATTAATAAGCTGGTCGTGACTGACCTGGTTGTGTATGAGCGATCAGAAGCAGTGACCATTGATGACGATGTTCTATAAAGGAGATAGTATGGCTGATGCAAAACGTAAAACAATCGTAGCACCCAAGGTATCGATTAAGGTATCGCCTGTTGAGTCCTCATTTGAGGTTGTTGTCCCGGACGGTACCAATAAAGTTTGGGGTATTGATGATTACTTTAAGTTCTCTATTGCCGCTGATGGTTCTGTTACCATTAACGACAACGAGTTCTCTAGTAAGAAGCAGGCAGCTCAGGCTCTCGAAGCAATGGCTGCGTTTCTGAAGAAGTAATGATAGCGCTTATCGATGCCGACATTGTTTGTTATCGAATTGGATTCGCTTCCGAAGATGTTAACGACAAGCTTTGCTTGGCACGATGTGCTGAGTTTATGGAAGAGCTAGTTATGAAACCCTGGGTTGGAGAATACCAGGGTTATCTAACTGGTTCTAACAATTACAGGAAAGATATTGCAGTCACTGCTCCTTACAAAGGTAATCGAACAACGGCTAAACCTAAACACTATGAGCTGATTAGAGAATACTTAGAGAAGGCGTGGGGTTGTATTGTAGTAGAGGGGCAGGAAGCTGATGACGCTATCGGTATCAAGGCTTATGAGATTGGAGACATTGAGGAATATATCATCATGTCCATCGATAAAGACCTTGATATGATTCGTGGCTGGCACTATAACTTTATTAAAGATCGGAAGTATTTAATTGACGACTTTCAAGCTATCAAACATTTCTATACGCAGATACTTACTGGCGATAGGGTTGATAATATTGTGGGTCTGAAAGGCATAGGTCCAAAGAAGGCAGCAAAGATTCTAGAGGACTGTATTACCGAAGCCGATATGTACAAAGCAGTATTAGAAGCATACGACAACGATGAAACTAGAGTCTTGGAGAACGGACAATTACTATGGATACGAAGAAACGAAAACCAGATTTGGTCACCTGCCCTATGCAGTACATCCAGTGGGTTGACGCAGTAGCAGATGTGGAGTGGCAAGAAAATGTTAAGGCTGAAGTTCACTTGTGTCACAGTATTGGATGGATTATTGATGAAACAGATGACGCTATATGCATCGCTAATACAGTCAGCATGGACAATAGCAATGCCCGTATGCATATCCCTAAGCAGTGGATTAAAGTAAGAAAGGATGTAATATTTGAAACCGAGCAGCGCAAAGTCCAAAGGAAGACACCTACAAAAGTGGGTAAGAGATCTAATACTAGCCAAGTTCTCTCTGGAGCCAGACGATGTGCGCTCAGTTAGTATGGGCGTGTCAGGGGAAGACCTGTTACTTAGTCCAGCAGCAAGACGGGTCTTACCAATCAGTTTGGAATGCAAGTCCAGAGCAGCTATCTCAGTATACGGATACTACGAGCAAGCCAAAGGAAATGCAGGAGGATACGAACCTGTCTGTGTTATTAAACAGAATCGGTCCAGCCCTCTTGTAGTAGTTGACGCAGAGTATTTCTTTAATCTATTAAGGAGTAAGCATGAGTAATGTGTATAGATTTATTTATGATTCAGGAAAAAATGATGGGTTTGGGGTTTCTCCAGAAGCAAGCACTGTTAAGGCACGCCACTACTTTGACGATGGTATTACCTGGATGCCTATTCTGTGGCAGTTTGCTAAGTTTCTAGAGAGCACTGGCTATGTTGGTGTCACTGATCGTATAGTTATTAAAGACCCGTATGGTATTGAAGCTGATAAGTGTTTGTTTGAAACCATTGGACCTAATGAGATAATTGTTGACGCATCATTTAATGATCCTTTAGACAACGAAGACAAGGACGCACAATGACTGTTCATGCCATAATCCCTGACTGTCAAGTTAAGGACGGTGTTGATCTTAGTTATTTGGCCTGGGTTGGTCAGTACTTAGTAGAGAAGAAACCAGATGTGATCGTACACATTGGAGACTTTGCTGATATGCCCAGCCTCTCAAGCTATGACGTAGGTAAGAAAAGCTTTGAAGGTAGACGATATAAGACTGACATCGAAGTTACTCACAAAGCTATGGAGATGCTGTTAGCACCAATCAAGGAACACAATGAACGAGCAAAGCGCAACAAAGAGAAACAATATCGACCAAGAATGGTGCTTACCCTTGGAAATCATGAAGAAAGAATTTCCAGAGCTATCGAGGGAGACCCTAAACTTGATGGAACTATTAGTCTCAGCGACCTTAACTACGAACATTATGGTTGGGAAGTTATCCCGTACCTTGAACCAATTGTTATTGATGGTATTGTCTACTCTCATTATTTTACTTCTGGCGTTATGGGGCGTCCTGTAGCTTCTGCTGCAGCTCTGCTGTCCAAGCGCCACATGAGTGCTGTAATGGGCCACGTACAGAACCGACAGATTGCTTACGCTACTCGTGCTGATGGCACACAGATCACTGGTTTGTTTAGTGGATGTTGCTATCTTCATGATGAGGATTACCTGGGTAGCCAGGGTAACAAGTACTGGCGTGGTATTTGGATGCTTCACGAAGTAAACAATGGTAGCTTTGATGAGATGCCAGTTAGTCTTAACTACTTAAGGAAAAAATATGAGCATTGATAACGCAAAACCATCAGAGTGGTATAAGGCACAGCAGTTAGAACCAAACCACGTAACCATTGGGGAC